AAATCTATTACATTCTTTAAATCTTTATGCAAATAAATAAGATATCGCAAACGGAATTGACGAATATCCTTGACAAAGAGAAGGTCCAGGTCGTATCCGATAGTTTAGAGACTCTGCGCTTAGGAAAGAACTCTACTCCGAGAACGCCACTCTATAAGGATACTCCTGAGGACGAAGTGTTTAAGAACTGGGTATCTATTCTTAACCGTGTAGACCCGAAATTTAAAGAGTTAGTTGAATACGATATTTCGAGACTAGAGAAAACGGGACCACAAGGAGGTTATCCCCCCCTTTCGGAACGGATGGAAGAACTTGAAGCATACTTTAAGAATCCTAGAGAGTTATCGTTATCTAGTGAGGAATATGTCAGATCAGTAATTAGGTTACGGAATTTCTTATTTGGTGATGAGAAAGATAAGAGGCCCATGTCGTACGAGAGCGTAGTTAATCGTGACATAGACGAGGATAAACTTAATACCAATTCAGGCTGCCCGCTCTATGGCAAACGCAGTGAACCATTCATTCAGAAGAATGGCATTGCACTCGCTAAATCAGGAATGTGGAGAGCATTACCTGCTATACTTGGAAGTAGATCGCAAAGAGGGAAGTGGCGTTTCATATTTATGTTTCCTTTCGCGGTGAATTTAGTTGAAAAATCATTCCTGTTGCCATTGATGGACATCATACGAAGACGAAATATCTTGAGTTTTAGTGCTTGGGAAGGTTTCGATGACGTTGAAATAGCCATGCATAAACAGGGTTTCTTCCAATCTCAGACAATAGTTTCTATGGATTATAAGAAAATGGATACACACTGTGGTGAGGCGTTTATGAACTTCGTATATGATGTAATATCACCCGTATTCCAGGCTAAATACCGGCCACTCCTTAAAGAATCATTGTTGTACGCGTGTAATATTGAAATTATGATTGGAATAGATAAAAAGGTATCTGGTACTCACGGACTGGCCAGCGGTTCAGGGTGGACTAATTTCGCTGAATCAGTTTTCGCTCAAGGCATTAGATTTGCCATAGCTGATAAAGTAGGTTTACCTCTTAAGGGCGATCAAGGACTTGGCGACGATGGCGCTTTAAGTTTTGAACCTGTAATTAATGATATAGCTGATGTTATTGTTGATACTTCTTCGGAGCACGGCCAAGATGCTGAGCCGTCTAAGCAACGAGTTGACAACAACACTTGTGTATACCTGCAAAGGTTCTTTAAATCTGATATCATGATTAAAGGAACTAATGTCGTGGCAGGTAGTTATCCCAGTATTTTGGCGTTGAATACTGCGATGAACCCAGAGCGGTTCCACGACCCACGTAAATGGAATGAGAGTATGGAAATACTAAGGTGGATAATGATTCTTGAAAACTGCAATCACAGTCCTTATTTTGAGCTGTTGATAGAATATTTTATAGAGGGAGATAAATATAAATTAGGTATTGAAATCCCAGGTTTCTTTAATCGTGGCATTGTCAGTGCCTATAAGGAAGCTAAGCTTATTAAAGGCTTTGTACCATCGTACAATCAGGCCAGTATCGATAGAGGAATCTTAGATTTCGATGTCGTGAAATACCTTAAAGCCAGAGGTCC